TGTTTCAGTCAAGAGACATGATGCACTTAACACATTTGGATACTACATCATTTGCAGAGCATAAGGCACTTGGGGCTTACTATGATGAAATTCTTGATTTGACAGATTCATTTACTGAAAAGTATTTTGGTCGTAACAAGCGAATAGAGATTGTTATTCCAGAATCTAAGAAGATGTCAGCTGTAGAGCACATGAAGGCTATGCAGAAGACTATCGAGGCAGAGCGTGATAACTATCCTTCAGACCTTCAGAACATTATGGACGAGATGTTGGCACTTGTAAATAAAACATTGTACTTATTAACATTGGTATGATGAAGGACTCCAGACTTGAAAGAGCTGGAGTTTCTGGTTATAACAAGCCAAAGAGAACTCCAGGTCATCCTACGAAGTCGCACATAGTTGTGGCTAAGGAGGGAGATAATGTAAAGACCATTCGTTTTGGTCAACAAGGTGTGTCTGGTTCTCCTAAAAAAGCTGGTGAATCAAAGTCATACAGAGAGCGTAGAGAGTCATTTAAGGCTCGACATGCTGGTAATATTTCCAAAGGAAAAATGTCTGCCGCTTACTGGGCTGACAAGGTGAAATGGTGATATTACTTTTTTAAGTAATTTTGCAGTAATTTAAATTAAATCAAAATGGAGAATTTTAAAGTTCGTGCCGTAGACTTTGAGCAAAAGTCTGTGGTAGAAGTAGAAAAAGAACTTATTGAACAGCATGAACAAAAGCTTGCTGAACAACAAGAAGAAGTAACACCACAAGTAGAAGTTGAGCCAGAGGTTAAACCTACAGTGGAGATAAAAGACGAAGACGTTCTTTCATATATTGGAAACAGATACAACAAAGAGATTAAGTCTCTTGATGAACTGTTTGAACAGCGAGAGTCTAATGGGGAGCTTGATCCAGAGATTGCTACATACATGAAGTATAAGCAAGAGACTGGAAGAAGTTACGATGACTTTGTCAAGTTGAATCGTGACATTGACAAGGTTGACCAGATGTCTCTATTAGCTGAATACAAAAAGCAAGTAGATGGACTTGATGATGAGGATGTAAGTTGGGAGCTTTCAAAGTATCAATACGATGAAGACCTAGATGACGAATCGGAGATCAAGGAAAAGAAGTTTGCTATTAAAAAGGAACTGAAGAAGGCGAAGGAATACTTCGAGAAGCAGAAAGATCAGTATAAAGTGCCCCTTGAGTCAAGGAGTAACTCTGTTCCAGATGTAGATCGTGAGGAAATCGAAGCCTTCCGAAAGTATAAACAGTCGGAATCATCACAAGAGGAGGAGAATCAGAAGCGGTCTCAATATTTTGCTGATAAGACGGACTCATTATTTAACGACAAATTTGAAGGTTTCAAATATAACGTCGGAGAAGAGAGTTTTGTTTTTAAACCAGCGGAGGCTAACACTCTTAAGCAGAGCCAATCAAACCTAGTGGAGTTCATTCAGAGCTTTCTAGATGAGAATGGATATCTTAAGGATGCTGAAGATTACCACCGAAGAATAGCGATGGCTATGAATCCAGAAAAATTTGCTCAGTATTTTTACGAGCAAGGTAAGGCTAAAGGTGTTGAGAGTATTGCACGAGATAGTAAAAACATTGATATGAAAACTCGTTCAAATACACAAGTAGCACCAAGCAATAATGGATTCCAAGTCAGATCTGTTGATGATGGTACCAACGGTATATATAAAATAAAAAGTAAAAGTAAAAACAACTAAAACAAAACAAAATGGCTGGTACATTAAACGTTTCGCCTACTTTTGAACTAACTCCTAGTTCTAAAAAGGCGGCTCTAAGCACAAACTACATTACTAATTTTGACTTTATGAGTCAATACCTTCCAGACGTGTACGAACAAGAGTTCGAGCGTTATGGAAATCGCACAATCGCAGGATTCCTTCGTCAGTTGGGAGCTGAGATTCCATCTAACTCTGACTTGATCAAATGGACAGAGCAAGGTCGTTTGCATACTAAATACACAACTGTTACTCCTATTGCAGGTACTTCTTCTGGTGATGATGTTGTAACTTTTGATATTGGTGCAACTGACTGTAACTTCCGAGTTGGACAAACAGTTTTCTTGTCTAACAATGCAGGAACCTCTTCTTACAAAGCAGTTATTACTGTCGTTCCAGTAGCTAGTGACGAAACTCGTTTTACAGCTGCTTTCTACAACGCTGGTGGTATTTTACTTGCAGATATTGCAGCTACATTTACTGCGTTCGTTTATGGTTCTGAGTTCAAAAAAGGAACTGAAGGAATGGTAGGATCTCTTGAGGCAGAAGTTAAAATCTTTGATGTTAAACCTGTTATCATTAAGGATAAATTCGCTATTGCTGGATCTGACATGGCTCAAATTGGTTGGGTTGAAGTAGAAGGTGATAACGGAATGGGATACCTTTGGTACTTGAAGTCACAACACGAAACTCGTCTACGTTTCGAGGACTACCTTGAAATGATGATGGTTGAACACGTTGAGGCTCAATCTGGTTCTGGAGCTATTGCTGCACTTTCTGGTGGTGCTACTCCATCTGCTGGAACTGAAGGTTTATTCTCTGCTATTGAAAATCGTGGTAACGTATGGTCTGGTGGTGTTCCATCTACTATGCAAGACTTCGATGATATCTTGAACCGTCTTGACAAGCAAGGATCTATCGCTGAGAACACATTGTTCATCAACCGTGATTTCTCTTTGTCTGTTGACGATATGTTGGCAGCACAAAACTCTTACGGAGTTGGAGGTACATCTTACGGATTGTTTGACAATGACAAAGAGATGGCTCTTAACCTTGGATTCACAGGATTCCGTCGTGGTGCTTATGACTTCTACAAGACTGACTGGAAATACTTGAACGATGCAACGCTTCGTGGAGGTATCGTAGGTGGTGTTGTTAACGGAGTTATGGTTCCAGCTGGAACAATGTCTGTTTACGATCAAGTTATCGGGAAGAACCTTAAGCGTCCATTCTTGCACGTTCGTTACCGTCAATCTGAAACTGAGAACCGTCGTTACAAGACTTGGATCACAGGATCAGCTGGTGGTGCACAAACTAGCAGCCTAGATGCAATGGAAGTTCACTTCTTGTCTGAGCGTGCACTTTGTACACTTGGAGCGAATAACTTCTTCCTATTCGAATAATATAATACCAAATACTGGGGAGGATCTAGGTCCTCCCCTTATTTTCTTAATTTAAATATAAATCAAATGAAAAAGCAAAAGACCTATATATTGGTCAACAAATCTCCATTATCGTTAATTCTTCAGTCTAGAGATAGCAAAAGAAAAAGACTTCTTTATAACGATACAGAAAAAAAGAAACAACGTAGCCTTCGTTACGCAAGCAATCAAGATTCACCTTTTATTGATGAGCAAGATGAGAATTTTATCTGCGAACCAATTGTGTTTGAAGATGGATTATTGATTGTAGATGAAAACAATTATAATTTAAACAGATTTTTAGAAATACATCCAGATAACACAGCCAACAATGGTAGTTTATTTGAGTTGTTTGATCCAAATAAAAATGCTGAAGAAAAGTTAAGAATGGAAGATCTTATTTTAGATGCTAAGATTGCAGCTAGAAATTTAGATCCAGAGAAGATGGCATCTATTGTAAGAATTTTCTCTGATGTAAATGCAGACTCAATGACTTTGCAAGAGTTGAAATGGGAAATCAGAAAGATTGCAGAATTCTATCCAGAAGACTTCTTGGAAGCTGTTGACGATCCAGATTTGTTTGTGGATGATTTAGGTGTAAAAGCAATTCGAGATGGATATGTATCTGTTCGGAATGGTGGCCGAGATGTTCACTACAACTTAAAAGACAACAAGAAACGAATGTTCTCAGTTCCTATGAATGAATCGGCAGAAAGTGCTCTAGTGGCATGGTTCAAAACAGAGGACGGACATGAGTTCTATCAATATCTAGTTAAACAGTACGAACAATAAAATATAGAGGTCGTGAATTGCGACCTCTTTTTTTTATTATCTTTGCGCAGTTATATAACTAATAAACTATAAAAAATGGAAAAGTTCTTAAAATTAAATGCTAGCTCTAATGTTACACTTATTAATGTTTCTAGCATTCAGTTTGTTGCTACTACGTTAGCTAATCCTACATTAGTAGATGTATTGATCGGTGCAGGTGGGGCTACTGCTGGTACTGACACTGTTCGTATCACATCTTCTGCTACTGCTGCTGCCGCTGATCAAGTTGCGTTCCGTGATGCTATCTATGCTGCTATCGAGAATGCTAACAAGGCTACAACAAATCCAGATTCATTTATTGTTCCTGTATTGCCTACTGGTACTACTATCGCAAGTGTAGCTTCAGCGTAAGCTTAAACTAACAGTACAATAAATCTATTTAAAGGGTAGTCGCCAAGCGTCTGCCCTTTTTTATTATCTTTGCAGATATGATTAACACTATCCGAAATACCGTCTTATCGATCATAAGTAAGGATAACCGTGGGTACATCACTCCAGAGGAATTCAACTTGTTCGCACGTCAAGCACAGCTAGAGATTTTCAAGCAGTACTTCTATGACTTTGGTCGTGATTTAATCAAGCAGAACGCTCGATTGGTTACGTCTGAGTATTCAGACCATGTTGAGAGAATGGAGCACGTTATAAATACATTTACGGTAAACAACGAGGTTCTAGGTTACAACGCAATAAGTGGCAAGTTTTATTTACAAGGAGTAATTGGAAGTCCTACATTGTTTAAGGTAAACAGACTTGTTTACAACTTGAATACAGAGATCGAGCAGGTTAGTCAGTACAAGATAATGAACTTAAATTCATCATTGCTTACTGCTCCGTCGTTGAAGTATCCAGCATATATTCTTGATGAGAATGGGTACAGTGTTTATCCAACAAGCATTACAAGTAATGTTACAATTAATTATATACGCACTCCAATAGATCCTAAGTGGACTTATACGATGGTTGGAAACGTACCATTGTTTAATCCAGCACAACAAGACTACCGAGACTTCGAGCTTCCAGTAAGTGAGGGTCCATTG